ATGGTAGATCTTTTGACAATATTATCAGAGAAATGCAAATCAATGCCTCTATTTATGGCACTTGTTGGGCAATCATGGATAAACCTGCTGTTCAAACAGAAACCAGAGCAGAAGAAATACAGCTAGATATTAGACCATACATATCAGTTTACACACCAGAGAATGTCTTGAATTGGAAGTATCAAAGAATGATAAATGGTAGATATGAACTGACAGAACTTACATTATTAGAAAATCTACAAAATGATGTAGCCACACTTAGAGTATGGACAAAAGAAGATATCACTACTTTGATGGTCAAAGAGTTCAACAAAGGATATTCCACATCTCAACCAATTCTAATAGACGAGATGCCAAACATGATTAACGAGATACCTGCTGTTGTTCTTTACAATCAAAAGTCACAGAAAAGAGCAATAGGTATTAGTGATTTACAAGATGTGGCAGAACTACAAAAATCTATTTACAATGACTATTCAGAGATAGAACAGCTTATCAGATTATCTAATCACCCAAGTCTAGTCAAAACACCTAATGTAGAAGCTAGTGCAGGTGCAGGATCAATCATTGAGATACCAGAAGATATGCAATCAGATTTGAAACCCTACATTATACAACCTTCTTCACAGTCTTTGACAGGTATTATGGATTGTATCAACATGAAAGTAGATGCAATCAACAGAGTCACACACATGGGATCAGTAAGAGGAACTGAAAAGACAATCAATTCTGGTATTGCTCTACAAACAGAGTTTGAATTACTGAATGCTAGATTATCAGAGAAAGCAGATTACTTAGAGAATGCAGAAGAACATATTTGGAGATTGTTTGCTAAATGGCAGGACAAAGAGTTTGATGGTGAAATAGAATATCCAGATAGTTTCAATCTTAGAGATTATTCTGCTGATCTACAATTCTTACAAGTAGCAAAAGCATCTGGTGTTGCATCAGATACATTTGCAAAAGAAGTAGATAAACAAATAGCTAGAGCAGTAGTAGAAGATGATGAAAAGATAGCAGATATTGATAGTGAGATAGAAGCAAAACCTAGACCAATAGGTCAGTTCTCAACACCTGCAATCGAGGGTGAAGAAGTTGCCGAAGCATAGAAAAAGACGCAGAGTACCAAAGGATAAGAAAACAGGTGTACCAAAGAAATATTTATCTGGACTTAAGAAAGAAGAAGAACGCAAAAGACGAGCAAGACTTATTAAGAGAGTTAGTTCACTCTATAAAAGTGGTAGAAGAATACCTGCAAGTTTGCTTAGATCAAGGACTAGAGCATAATGGCAAGTAAATTTAGACGACCATTATCTGCAAGAGTACAGGCTACACTTAGAGCAAAAGCAAAGAAAAGCAAAAGATATACATATGGAACACTTGCCAAAGTATATCGTAGAGGACAGGGTGCGTTTCTATCAGCAGGAAGTCGTAGAGTTCCTATGAGTGCTTGGGCTATGGGTAGAGTTAATAGCTTTCTAAGAGGATCAAGAAAGCATGATTTAGATTTAAGAAAGAAGAAAAAATAATGGTAAAAGTAGCATCAATCAAAAACATCATCAAAGATCTCACACCCAGACAGCAGAGAACTATGCGAAATCATGCCAGACACCACAGTTTAAAACACATGAGATCTATGGCTAGATCTATGAAGAATGGCAAAACATTTGGTCAAGCACATACTACAGCTATGAGAAATGTTGGAAAGTAATGCCTTTAATACAAGGCTACAGTAAAAAATCTATTGATAAGAATATTAGAACAGAGATGAGATCTGGTAAATCAAGAAAACAAGCTGTTGCAATAGCATTATCTGTTGCTAAAAAAGCAAAGAAAAGAAGAAGAAAATAATGGCAACATATCAAGGTAGATCAGTAAAATTAAATAAACCTTTTAGATTATCCTCAAGCGAGAATAAAAGAAAAAAATTTGGTGTTTATGTTAGAAATAAATCTACAGGCAAAATAAAAAAAGTGACTTTTGGATTTAGAGGTATGACTATCAAAAAAAATAATCCTGCTAGACAAAGGTCTTTTCTTGCTAGAATGGGTGGCGTTTTAAAAGAAGTAAAAGGGCAAAAGTCTTTATCCCCTGCTTTTTGGTCAATCAAAGCATGGAAGAAAAGTTTTCCTTTATAATTGAATTAATATAAGAAACTTGTATATTTCTTTTATGTTAAATAATAGGAAATTTAAAAATGAAGGTTCTAATTGCTTGTGAATATTCTGGGATAGTAAGAGAGGCATTCAAAAAAAAAGGACATGATGCTTGGAGTGTAGATATTTTACCAACAGAAATAGAAGGCAATCATATACAAGATGATGTTCTAAATCATTTGAATAAAGATTGGGATATGATGATTGCACACCCACCTTGCACTCATTTATCAGTAAGTGGTGCTAGATGGTTCACACAAGGTTATAAACCTATTTCTTTAAGAAATGATGCTATAAATTTTGTTAAAAAATTATTTAATGCAAAAATAGAAAAAATTGCAATAGAAAATCCCGTTTCAGTAATATCTTCATATATAAGAAAATCAGATCAAACTATACACCCTTATCATTTTGGAGAACCACATATGAAAGCAACTTGTTTGTGGCTCAAAAATTTACCTAAACTAAAACATACAAATGTTGTAGAACCTGAGTTTGTATATAGTGGTAAAGGAAAGAAATGGTCTAAATGGTTTTGGGAAACATCATGCTTACCACCTAAAGAGAGAGGCAAAGCAAGAAGTAAATTTTGGGTTGGTATTGCAGAGGCTATGGCAGATCAATGGTCATAATATAATTGATTATTTTTACATATCCCTATAATTCTAGGATATGGCAGACGCATTTAAAGATAGTTTCAAACAATTTGCAAATAAGAAGCAAGGCATCTTAAATAAATTAATAGATAGCCATGAAGAAAGATTACTTGGCACATTAAAAAAATTAGAAGATGATATTATTGCAGAACTTACAAAAGTGACATCTGGTGGTGTTAATCTTACAACACAAATAGCAATACAGCTTAGACCAAATCTCAAAACACTTATTGAACAAAACTTTTTGAAAGAAGCAGATACTATTGTTTCTGAATATGATGAAATAGTAAAAGAATATCAGAAATTTATTAGACCATTACAAATACCAGATAGTTTCAAAACACTAACAAAACCAGATCTCAAAGTAATTAATGATCTAAAGTTTTTGTCATTCTCAGGGTTTGAAGATGTTGCAAACAGATTTTTAGATACTGTTGCTAACGAAGTATATCAATCTTCTGTGACAGGCAGACCATTTAATGAAATGGTAAAAAACATTAGAGGACAGATCAATGGTGTTTATCAAAGATCAAATGAAACAGCTATCAATAGACTTGTAGATTATATTGATAAAAATAGATATTCAGATGATGCTTCTACTATTGCAAGAGTAAAAAGTGCAAGAGAAATATTACATACAAAATATGCTTCAGATATTCTTGGAAACAATATGCGTAGATATGCAGGACAAATTGCACATGATAGTTTGATGCAATTTGATGGACAGTTTACTATCTATAAAGGTAAGGAAGCAGGAATAACAAAGTTTCAGTATGTAGGAACTAATATTACAACAACTAGACCATTTTGTAGAAACAATCTAAACAAAGTTTTTACAGAAGAAGAAGCAAGGAGTTTGTGGTCTAGTACATCATGGAATGGTAAGTCTGGAACTGATCCATTTGTAAACAGAGGTGGGTATAGATGTAGGCACAGCTTTATTCTGTTTGATGATGATTGGGATAAATTTGTTGAATAATCTATAATTATTTTATACATCTTAAATAATAATAAGGAGAACTATTATGTCTGACGAGAACAAAACGGAAACAGTACAAGAAGAAACAAAACAAGAAGAAGTAGTAGAAGAAGTAAAAGAAACTAAAGAGCCAAAAGAAGATAGCCAAGCCTTGATTGATAAAACAATCAAAGACAGACTTCACAGACAAAAGAGAAGAACACTAGAAGATTTGGGTGTATCTGATCTTGATGAAGCAAAAGAAATTATTGCTAGATCCAAAGAAGCTGAAGAAAAAAGAAAACTTGAAGCAGGTAAGTTTGAAGAAGTAAGGCAGTCTTTAGTTGAAAGTCATAAAAAAGAATTACAAAAATTACAAGATGAACTTAGAGGAGAGAAGATTGATAAGCAACTTATACAATCAGCATCTAACAATAGAGCCATCAATCCTAATCAAGTAAAAGATTTGCTGAAAGATAATGTAAGACTAAATGAAGAAGGCAAAGCAGAAATACTTGATAAAGATGGAACAACAAGATACAACAAAGAAGGCAAACCATTATCTATTGATGAGTTTGTTTCAGAGTTTATAACGCAGAACGCACACTTCCAAGTTGCAACACCTTCTGGTAGTGGGAGTGTAAGTAATGTGGGTAAGGTGAACGCACAAACCTTTAATTTGTCGGACTTAGATATGAATAATCCAGATGATAGGAAAAAGTATGCTGAACTAAGAAAACAGCGAAATGCTCAACCTACTGTGATTAATCTAAATAAATAATAACAGCTATTTAGAGGAGAAATAAAATGGCAAATGAAACAACAAGCAGTACGATATCGGAACTATATACCGAGATAGTACAAGAAGCATTATTTGTTGCTCAAGAGCAATCAATTATGCGTGGTTTGGTGCGTAATTACACTATTGCAGGTGGTGGTAAATCAGTAGAAGTACCGATTTATGGAACTGTATCTGCATCAGCAGTCAATGAAGCAACAGACTTAACAAACACAGCAGTCAATCCAACATCTGTGACTATCACAGCTTCAGAAGTTGGAATTATGACAACATTAACTGATCTAGCAAGAAATTCAGCATCAAGAAATGTTGGTGCAGATATTGGTAGATTATTTGGTGAAGCAATAGCAAAGAAAATAGACACAGATCTTACAGCATTATTTGATGGCTTTTCAACAAGCATTGGTGGTGCAGGAACTGAATTGACTATTGATAATATTTTCAAAGCAGTTGCAACACTTAGACAAGCAAATGTACCTGCACCATACTTTGGTGTATTCAACCCAAAGGTTATCTACAATGTGAAGAAATCTTTGACAAACACATTTGTAAATCCAAACGCAGGTGACTTACAGAATGAAGCTATGAGAACAGGCTTTATTGGTGAGATCGCAGGTGTAAGAATATTTGAGTCATCAAATGTTGATGGAACAACAGATACTGATAACTGTAAAGGTGCAGTATTCTCACAAGATGCACTTGGTTTAGCCATGATGCAAGATCTTAAGATTGAGTCACAAAGAGATGCAAGTTTAAGAGCAGATGAGATTGTAGCAACAGCAGTATATGGTGTTGGTGAATTACACGACTCATATGGCATTGAAATGCTTAACGAGTCTGTCATTAACTAATATTGATAAATTTATGGGTGGGTTTTTCCCACCCATATGCTATAGATAATTATGTCAAAAATAAAACTTACAAACAAAGATGGTAAAATCATTGAGAGAAACAAACATGATTATGAAAATAATGAAAATCTTTGGACTCTTAAAGGGTGGCAACCCTACAAAGAAAAACCAAAGGAAGAAAAAAAAACCAAAAAAAAAGGTAAAAAATAATGGCAACAAGTGAGTTTGGTGTCAATTTAGCAGAGGTTCAAAAGTACCAACCAGATATTGCAGAGTTTGGTATTACAGATTTTGATACTCAACTACAGTTCGGAGAAGATGATGTCATCAGACAGATCAGAGAAGAATGGTGGGAGAGATACAGACACACAGTCAGATACAAAGATATTACAAAAGTCACAACATTAGAATTAGAAAGCAATAAATTAACAGACGCACAATGGAAAAGATGCGTGGTTTACAAAACATTAGCAGAGTATATTTACCCAATACTATCAAAGTTCAAAGATCCAGATGGTGGAGATGGTAAAGATACTTTTCAAAACAAAATGGATTTTTATAGACAGAAGTATTCAGAGGAGTTTCAAGCTGTATTACGAGATGGTGTGGAATATGATGAGGACAGTAGTGGTACAATCCAAGCTAGTGAGAAAGAGCCAATTCATATGTTAAGATTGCAGAGGTAGAAAATGTGTGAATTTTGTAATGGCGAATGCGTATGTAGATAATGGTTGCTTCAGTCACCATTAAAACAAATACAATCGAACTAAGTAAATCTTTAGAACAAATACAGAAAAAATTTCCTAATGCTATCAAACAAACATTAGCTAATGTATCTGCTTTACAGATTAGAAACATAAGACATAGAACCCAAAAAAGAGGTGTATCTTTGAATGGATCACAATTTAAACCATATTCAGCAGGTTATAAAAGAGCAAAGGTAAAACAGTCTGGTGTTGTAGATCTTACAGACACAGGACAAATGTTTAGTGCTTTGAC